TTGCCCCTTTAATTTTTTTTCGCCGTCACCATTTTCCCCCAACGACCAGTTTAACCTTAACTCGTTCATCGTCCAAAAGTTATCGAGATAACATTTATCTTAAAGAAAAAGGAGAGCAACCGCCCTCCTTTAACTTATTTACCTAGGTCCGTGATAATCACTAAATCCAGCATAGTAATCCTCAGTCCCGTTATTCCTCTCAATCTTCACCACCACATCCTCAGGTGTTAACTGAATACCGTTCTCTATCCTTTCTACACTTCTAACTTTAGCGGCCTCAATCAACCTATAGTTATCATACATATCCATTATAATACCTCCTCATTTTCAACACTAGTAACCGTCGCAGGAACCGTATACGTATGGCTACCCTCATTTGTCCAACCAGCTACACTTAAGTTACTAATCTCTCTAGGCATAATTAAATGTGCAATAGGTGCCGGAGTACTTACAATAAACGCTTCGTTTGGAGTTATTGTGTAACCAGGTAATTCCAAGGTAACATATCTAATATTAGTACCCGGTTTGTTGTAAATAGTTGCGATAGCCCCATTGTAGTCACACTCACCCCATTTTACCTCAGTAGTGCCTATACTAAATCCAGTAAGATTTACTTTATCAGCATGTAAGTTGAATATATTAGGTGCAAGAGCACCATATCCGTTAATGCCGCCAAACACAAACGTAGTTGTAGTGGGAACCACAAAGTAGCTGTAGCAATTTCTAAGAATCATTTTCCACATATCATCATCTGGAATAAATGTGTCATGATACGGGAATTGTCCCACGCTAATAAGGTTTGTACTCTGAAACGGATATTCCTTTGCAACGTCCAGCATTATAGTTTTTGGACTGAAACTTACTAGCCCACAGATTGAGTTGTTTGTGTTTAACACCTTTATAGCAGTTCTTGTTGTATCGCTTGTGGTTTCCCAGCAATAGTAGAAGAAATTTGTAATACAACTATTCAAGTACAAAATACAACCCGTGTTAAAGTTGTCTGCATAGCAATCCGTCAAAGTAATGCTATTGCTTAAAGAGCAATCATAGCCTATGCTACCAGTCCACGCACTATCAGCCGAACTGCAACATAAAACATGGCTATCTGTAATAGTTGTTCCTCCAGAGTATGCGCTACACCATATACCAACCTTACTACCGAAAGTTCTAAATCCATAGATATAGTTATCACTTCCGTTTGTTCTAATGCCGTATGCAAATACAGTTGCAGGATTAGGTTCAGCATTTCCTTTATCATTGTTTACAACTTCCACGTAATTTACGTAGCAATCAGCGGATATAGGTGGTTCAACTCCATACGGGAATATATCTATACCGCACCCTGTAATAATAGGAAGAGTGATTTTAGAGTAGTGAATTTCCGCCCCTCTTGTCATAACCAAAATTCCACTACATTTTAAGTTACAATTAAGATTAACTCCGAACATACCAGTTTTCGATTTCTGATAAGTAGCGTCACTGTCAGCCGCCGGAGGTGTATTAGCCCCAATCTGGACCATATATGCATCTGTATACGTACTAGAGGTAGTAAGTATCGTATTATTTCCAATTAACATACGATTGATTGGTATTAAAATTCTCGAACTAATAATGTAAGTTCCGGGGGCAATAACAACATCTCTTTGTGTAAGCAACTGATTAAGTTCTGTTGTTATATCCGTATTTTCTGCTGGGTAGTACATCATTGCATTTGTCAGGTCATTACTACCCACCAACACCTGATATACAGAATTTGCGTCTTTAAAAGGAACATAACTTAATCTGTTATTAATTGGGGTTGGTGTCTTATACCGTAAAGGATTTGTGGGGTTTAATGCAATATCTGTTCCAGCAATCGTCACCCCGTTCGTAGCCGCGACATCCGCAGTAGCCCCATGTACATTCAGATTTCCAGTAGCACTTATTTCCACATTATTTGCAGTAATGTCCTTATCTCCAGCAATCAATTCGGTTGAACTAGAAGCCGATATCTCGTAAGGCCCGGAAACAGTCTTTGAGGTTCCGTTCTGAATCTCGATGTTATTGTTCGTAGTAACAATCTCAATTCTGTTATTAGTTCCAGTATTAGTGACTGGAGTAATAGCATTGAGTATCACTCCTTTTACCACATTGTTATTGCCGTTAACAGTCACACCGTTTTTAATAGCCGTGTAGCAAGTAACGTTCTGAATCACGTGGTTGGCACCTGAGACAGTTAACAGTGTCTCGTTATTAAGTGCGCTAGTGTTGATAAAATCAATGTTATCCACACTACATCTTGAGCCACCAATCATGACACCGTTGCCCTGTGCACCATCCACAACAACACTACTCATCTGAACCAGTCCATCAATATCCAGACTAAGAACATTGAATCCATTCTTAAATATAACATTATCGAACAGCATACTTGTCACGTTGCCGTTGTAAACGCTACAGTTCTGAGTCTGCCCAGGCATGTTAGCACTCAAGGTCAAGTTGCTAATCGTGCAGTTTCCCATCTCTCCTGTAAGCAGGTCGGTGTTGCTACCAGCTTCCAGATTTATGATTGCCTGGAATCTATCCTGCCCCACCAAGCTAACATTGGGTACCATTGTTAACTCGTTCACAGAATAAATCCCAGCCGGAAAGAACAGGTAGTTTTTCTTACCGCTGACATAGTTAATCATTGCCTGTATAGCGGCAGTATCATTGGCAATTCCATCACCTTTTGCCGCAACTAACAGCGCAGGAGGATTCTTAACGTTGATGAAAAAGTAATCAGCAAGTACCTGTTTTACAATCTCTTCCAAGTTCATCTGGTCTAACAGTTCCTTGACTAACTCAATGATGTAGTCTGGTAAACCGTTAATTGTGGTAGCCATTTCGTTGATTGCCTGTGTCAGCTTGCACACCTGTTCATTATAGCTTAATGCGTCATTAAACACGGTTGGCAATGTCAACATGCACCACTGTCTAAGCAATGGTATGCTTTTAAAATTTGTAGTAGTCAAAATGGATAACCCCCTGTCCATATATTCATAAACAATTCACTCAAGTCCTCTATCACCATCATGTCTATGTTAAGGAAAGTTTCCCTAAACTCCAACAGCAATCCAGCGTAACTTTGAGTTCCTTGTTTGCCCTTAACTGTTTCTAAATAATCCTCAGTATTGTTTATGGTTGTGTTATTATTCGTGACAGTTGTTGTGTTTGTAGTCGTGTCCGTTGTACTGTCCGTGCTGGTATCTGTTTTTCCGTTTGTTGTTCCGTTGCTGTTATTTGCATCTGTAATCATTCTTGCATTTGTCAGATACTTGTCGTTCTTTAAGTTATCTAATCCACCCTGAGGGGTTGCCGAATACTTATCCAAGTTTTCAGACGTAGTTGTATTGTTTACCGTGGTATTGTCAGTTGTGTTAACATTCCCGTGGTTGTCAACTATTACCTGTCCATTAATATCTACGTTGCCCTTCAAAGCTTCTGTGCCTGTTTTCTTACCAGTGTGATTCCTGGTCAGGTCAACATCGTAAAATGGGTTGAAATCCAACAGGGCACTTCTGTACAACTGGTTATAATACGGCATAATCTCGTTAAGTTTAGTGTCCAGTTTAAGTTTCCACAGGCCATACGTTTCCAACCCAATCTCCCGAGTGTAGTAGTGCTTAAGGATTTTTGTTTCAAGCACGTTCCTGTAAGTCTCGTCAAATATAGGCCAATCGAAGCTGAATATTTTAGGTATGGCATTCTGAATGACCGTTTCAACATCATCGTATCCAACGCTTTTCTTAAGCCCGGCTTCTGTCTCACAGATAAACCTAACTTGTGTTGTGTATACACTCATTCGTCAACCTCCTTTTCCTCAGTTTCTACTTCTTCGCCATCTTCCAGGTTATCCGGCAATGTTGGTATTACCTGTTTGTATCTAACTTCCATGTCAAGACCAAACATGGCATTAATCCTTTCAACAGCAATCTCTCTTTCCATCAATCGAGTATATCTCTGTGCTTCCACATCCCCCATTCCTACCGATATCTCAGACGTGTTAAGTCTTTCACGTTTTGATGTGTTAGTGTTAGCTATTCCAAGATATGTCATAGCTTCGTCCCATATCTGCTGTTTTATAACCATCAATTTATCAGACACATAAGGTGCCGCTATGTCAATTGATTCCAGGCCCTTCAAGTCCATTGCCTTGTCAGCAAATATGAACGGATAGTTACCCTCGTACTGTTTAAACAGATTGATAATGGTCAACCGCTGATTTTCGGAACACTTAACAATCTTTGGGGTTTTCTGTAATTTTATATTGGTGTCGATTGCCCTCTGTACTTCGTATAATCTCCAAGCATACATCTCGATATCCAACTGACTGTTTGTGTGCAGTGAGTTGTTAAAGATAAGCACACTATTTAAATTATCTAGCGGCATTTGATAGCCGTTACTAGCGTAGGCTCTGCGTAAGATAGGTATCCTGTATACATCAAGCGGACCTGATATCATACATTGCAATGACAGGTAGCCCATGATTTCATCCCTAAAGAACACGGCCATGCCATCTGCCATAAGCGTAAGTTCAAGGAACCTTCTGTCGCAGGTTGGTGGTAAGTTAATCCACTCAAACTGAGATATGCACAGGTCAACCAAACGGTTGTAGTATTGTATGAACGTCCAGTCATTACATTTCTTGGCATTCCAGAACTCCCTGTCGCCCTTTGGCCCGTTTACGTTGTTATGCCCTCTAGCCATTTATGCGCCTCCTCCCACTCTGTTATCCAATCCGTAGTTACCAACTTCTGAACCGTTCTTCCAAAACGTCAACCCGTTGTCGTATATCCCTCTAAGTTTAGCCATATCTTCTGCTGGAACACTGCCTGTCAGGTTAGAGTTTTGTGTCTTTACATAATTCCAATGTGGCCTTTGACTGCGGTTGGGGACCTTAACTCTATGGGTCGCGTAACCATATGTGTTAAAGTAATCATCTATGATTTTCGCGAACTCAGCCCTAATGTGATAGTTTAAGAACCAGAAATCCTTAACTGAAAACGCAACCTGTGCAGTATTTGATTGAGAGCCATGTGATTGCGGTGGCTGTGCGGATATAGCGTTAACACGTGCGAGTGTTTTAGCCACGTTAGTGAATCCACCCACCGCACCTATTGCGCCGATAGGACCACCTGTAATTGCACCGACCGAAGCCGCCATGGCACTACCCAGCATATCAATGGTCATGCTGGAACCGTTCTGAGCAAGCCACGCCCTATATGTGTCAGTGGTGAATGAGCACTGAGGGAATCCGCTGATTGTCATGGACTCGTTGTAGTTAGCCCCAACGTTCTTGTATCCTAATGGCGTGAGCATCCCGGTAGGGTTAGGGGACATATCCATTGCAAAGTCAAACACGCAATTTGCTGAGTTAAAGTACTCATATTTGTAGGTTGCGCTATTACCCATGAGATTAGTTACATATAGGAAACAGTATGGGTATGTGAATAACTTGTTGTTCTTTGGGGTATAGCCATCAATGCTTCCACGCTGTTTGTCACGCTCTATGGTATAGTGTTTAGCCGGGGAACCCATTGCTGTGGTGAAGCTTGACGGCATCATGAAAATAGATACTACAGCGTCCGCCTTGTTATCGTTAACAAGTTTATCAAGGAACACCGCCACGGCTGGAAACGTGTCAAATACGTGTAGCCAACAACCAGAATAGATGTTACCATATCCACCTGTGCTTGTTCCAGGCTGTCCGGTGCTATCAACGGTTGCCGCTACTACCACTGAATAGTCGTTCATGTAATCCGTCCTAAACGCCGTATCGTAGATGTATTCTCCTAACTCTAAATCTTCTGGCACAAGGTTCTCACCTATGCCATCTGTCAGTGAGTGTTCCCTAACCACGAATGACGGATTAACTGTATAATCAAAGAACCACGTCTGCATCACGTCAATTTCCATCGTAATCTCAGACGTTTCGTTGTTGATATACTTAACAGATGTAATGAAAGCGTAGAACCATTTTGTACCAAAGGATGCGTTCTGAAACATCATGTAATTACAATCATACAATTGTTCTGCGTTAATACCAATCATGATTGGCTCATTAAGATTAACGTATGACAGAGCAGGATTGTTAAATTTTGTAAGCGTGGTGAAATAAGCCGCCTGTGCTGCCGCCGTTGAAAAATAGATTGTATTACGATAAGTATTGTCAACTGGTACATTCTTAAGTACCCTGACATTACTGTTTGGGGCTACATACATTCTTAATCCTCCATTGGCCCCCGGAGAACCAGGGGCCTTAATCATATTATTCCGTGACGGTAATGGTTGCACTTCCATCCTTTGCGCTGTCAAAGGTTGATGTTGCAGTAACCGTTATGGTATCGGCTGTTTCATTCTCACCCACATAAAGGTTACCGTAAATGTCAATGTGTGTATCTGAAGAAGTAGCACCTGTCAATGCCCATACCACTGACTTAGGGGCAAAGTTTGTCGTCACCACGGTTGCGGCAAGTTTAATGGTCTGTCCTTTAACGACTGTGGCGGTTGCAGGAGAAACGGTTACGCTTGTCACGCTTGGCGCACCTCCAACGTAAATCGTGTTGTTTGCAAACGGGGAAACGCTGAACGTTTTCCAGGTGTGATAGAAGTAGTTCCAGTACAACCCCTGACCGTTGTAATTCTCAGTGAAGTTGTAGAAGTTGTCAAAAATCATGAACCAATCCCTATCAACCATAACCACGGGGATGGCATCAAGTGCCTGTAACTCTGCCTGACTAATCGGAACGAAGTTGGGGTCATCCTTAAACAGGATTTCCAGCCTTGCCGTATCAAGTGAGCCGAAGCTGTCAACCAGAACCCGGTTGCCCATGAACTCTGCCTTTTCCATATTGAAGGCGGCGGCGAGTACTTCCACATCCATGAGTGCGTCAAATTTAGCGTTAATCAGCAGAATCTGGTCACGCTTTTCTGTCTGTGTGGTAACACCTGACAGGTTGTATTTTGTGGACGGGAACTCCCAAACGTTGCTTACACCCTTAATGGTTGAAACGATGGTTTTAGCGTTCTCAGCGGTCACGGGTGCAATCTCAGTTACGTTCATGCGGCCCTGTAAGATGTTGCGTGCCAACATGTATTTCATGGTCAGGAACTCATCGTAGTTTGCACCTGTATACATGCTGTCAACAATCTTTGCAATCAGGTCTGTGATTCCCTGCCATGACAGGAACGCCTGTCTAAGCTGGTCATTGCTGATTGTGGCTTTATAAAACTTCTGATAGTTAAGGATGTGAAAAGCCGCACGCACGTCCGGGATTTCACGCTTAAATACATCAGTCTCAGCTACTGCCGGGTCGAACTGGAAAGGCTTTGCTATGTTCACAAAAATCTCTTCCACTGTCTCGCCAAACTCAAGCAGGCCTTTCTTAAGACCAGACCATGGATTGTAGAACATCTTGGAAGTTATCAGCACGCGACCGATACGGTTCATGAGTGCGTTAAGGAACTCATTCTGTAAGGCCGGGTAGTTCATGATAATACCGCCAATCTGTCTTACGCTTGCCTGACTGATGGGGTCTGCTTCCGGGATGTAATCCCTATAGTTAGCGGATGCATTGTCTCTGATTGTGTTAAGAATCTGCGCTGTTGCCAACCTCATGTTGCTTACTCCCTCGAGGTTTGCGTTAGTCGCTTCTGCCCTGTACTGCTGTGCCGCATTTGCGGTCACGGTGTTCATTGTGACTTTCTCTGGTTTAATAGGCATTTACTCGCCCTCCCTTTCTTCAAATAATGTTTCAAAGCTACGTACTTTACCGTCGTCCTTAACATCCTCTTCCTGGTCCTCCTTTGCACCTTCCGGGGTGTTAAAGAACCTATCCCTGTAACGCTTGCGCCACTCAGCATCCAGGTTGTTGTACTTCTCTTCCCAGTCTTCCTGTCCTTCCCTGCGAGCCCTTGCTTCAAGGTCATCCCAGGTGTCAGTCATATCCTCTAAATAGGATAAGGCTTCTTCGGAATCGTCTTCTCCAAGCCGTTCCCTGATGCGTTCAAAAAATTTGTCCCTGTCTAAAACTGCCATGTTTACCTCCTTAAAATTTTCTTAAATACATGTACAATGGCATACGGTGCCGCCAATCAGGTTCCGGTTTAGGATTGGGCGGCGGCACGTAGTGTCCTTCATACCAGTCATACCAATACCTTGCGTATTCCTGTCTTTTCGGTTGGTCGATTTCAGACGGACGCTCAAAATTCTTTAGGAAACAGTCTGCAAGATATTCCGGTGTCTCAGTGCTTACCTTGAACTCTGCGAATGTCTCCGGGTATTGTGATGTAGGTATCCATTGACCGAATGGCACAGTTTCTGTATCTATCCACTCCATCTGACCGTTACCATCATCGTGGGCGTAACCATGTTGGTCAGCCCAATCGGTATAGTTGGTGGAAGGTGTCCATTGTACTAAACCAAAACCCCCAGTACCCGGTGTAAGGTTCTGCCATATGCCTGGGTTTAGGGTTGATTCCACTTGTTGGTTGCCTAGCATTCCCGCCACGGCGTTTGCTGTCCATCCCTTATCCATAAAGTATGCAAACTGGATGGTAGCGTTGTTCTGCATCTCGCCTATAGCAAGATAACGGTTGCCTTTAATCCACTCACTGATTGCCCCCTGTCCATAACGGTATAAGTGCAACCAGTTACCACGGGAATCATTCGCATTAATTGATACCTGCTGGTCTAACGGGACTGTGCTGGTATGCGCGCCCATGGTTCTTGTCACATCGAACGCCATTTCAGTGTGGGTAGACCTGAGAAGGATATCCCCTTTCAGCCATGGGACTGATGGTTCATGACGTGTGAATCCCTCCTGTACTAAAATGTTAGCCATGGTGGATGTGGTAAAGGGCCATGTTCCGTATTTCGATTCTAAATCCCAACCTCCTGCTATCAGCGCATACCATATGAATGATGAACAATCATAATAGGTTATGCCGTTAACAGTGCGCTGGTTTCGGTACTGCTGAGAGTATCCGACATTCGGTTTGTTGCATACTTCTATGGCCCAATTATAGGCAACCTGGATATTAGCCATGTAAAACATCCTTCCAATTGTTAAGATTGTTACGGATAATGATAGAAGGGTAATCCCTTTCTGTCTGGTCAAGGTCGCACCGTCCTGCTATGCCTGGTATCTTACCGGATTCTGATGTTTGCCATAAGGTTACTGGTCTGCCGGGATTAGCGGCGTAACGTGCGAACCACATGTCATACTTTTCTGCGCATCTGGAACCCTGGTAATACCTCTGGTAATAGTCGTTGTTAGAGTAGAACATAGCATAGAATCCTGATTCTTCCAAGCGTTCACAGAATGCTTCTGTACACTTAAGAACAAAATCACGGGTTACCTTAACTCCATTCTTGTTACAGTGCGTTACGCTATCATACTCAAAGTCATAGACCAGAGGGTATGATGGCCTTCTTGAGCCGACAAAGTTAAGTAAATGTTCAGCTTCCCGTTTAGCCATATCTGGATGCAATGCGTAACTGAACCAGTACAACCCATATGGTATACCAAGCTTCTCGCACCATTCTACGTTACGATGTGCCTGAGCATCAGCATTATTGTTTCCAAACCCAGCACGGATGATAGCGAAATCTGAATGCTCAGAACCGATTACTTTCTCCCAATCAATCTCCCCTTGGTGCCTGGAAACATCAATCCCCTTAAACATGTTTGTCACTCTCCATTCTGTCTAACAGTTTTGTCAGCGCAATAGTGTTGTTATTCAATGCTTCTGAAATTTTGTCGATTTCTTCCTTGTGCTTATTGCTGCTGTCATAGATGTACCATAACAGAATCAGGGTAAGAGCAATTGGGAAACCAACCGTACTGATGATACTTACAATATCATTCATGTGGAACCTCCTTCCTACCTTTTATTATATCAAATTTATCTTGACTTGTCAATGAAAATGTGCTACAATAATAAGAGAATCTATAATTTGAAAGGAGTTAGGCATGGCTTACTATGACGGGACAAAGTTGTTGTCCATGAAAGACCTTAACGGTCGTGAACCAGAACTGTTTATGGTGACTACCAACCGAACAGGTGGTAAGACCACGTGGTTTAGCCGTTATCTTGTTAAGAAGTTCAAACAGGGTAAGGGTAAATTCTGCCTGATTTATAGGTTCAACTATGAGTTGTCAGATTGTGCAGAGAAATTCTTTAAGGATATACATGGCTTGTTCTTTCCTGATGATGAAATGACAAGCCGTCCTATGGCTAAAGGAATCTTCCATGAAATGTTCCTAAATGATGAGCCATGCGGTTATGCTATTGCGCTTAATAACGCTGACGCAATCAAGAAATACAGTCACCTGTTTAATGACGTGGAACGTATGATGATGGATGAGTTTCAAAGCGAGACAAACAAATATTGCACGGATGAAATCCGTAAACTGTTATCAGTGCATACCAGTATTGCCCGTGGTAACGGTAAGCAGATTCGTTACGTGCCAGTGTATATGTGTGGCAACACTGTAAGCCTTCTTAATCCTTACTACGCAAGCCTTGGAATCAGTGATAGGCTTAAGAAAGAAACTAATTTCCTGAGAGGTGATGGATTTGTCCTTGAGCAAGGTTTCATTCAGTCTGCTAGCGATGCACAACTAGACTCAGGATTCAACAGGGCATTCGCATCCAGCGATTATGTTATGTACGCAAGTCAAAATGTGTACCTTAATGATAACTTCTCATTCATCGATAAGCCTGAGGGGCGTGGAAGGTATTGCTACACGGTAAAGTACCTTAAGAAGCACTACGCCGTCTATGAGTATGACGGCTTGGGCATCATGTATGTTACTGATAACTATGACAGTAGCTTCCCATATAAGCTTTCATTGACTACAGACGACCACAACATAAACTATGTTATGATAGCAAAGAATGCACTGTTAATCAATCATTTCCGTATGCTGTTCAACCAGGGGTGTTTTAGATTCAAGAACCTAGACTGTAAACAGATGCTTATCAAATTACTTTCATATTGATTGTTACGTCCTTTAGGACGAGAACCTACGTGCGCATCAGTGCGCTACATTATAGTATCTACAGGTGTTATCTATAATTTGCCACTGTCGGAATCCACATGGTAAAACATGCCGATGGGGTATAGGGTACTGGAAACCCACTTTATAGACCATCTGTTCAGATATACAAAGGGAGGATAATCTTATCCTCCCTTTAACAATACTTGCGCAAATATTGTTATTTCAATAATTCTACTATTTCACGTATAGTTGCCTGATTAGGTGTTGTAATCTTATAGTTACAATTTAAACAATAATAAACATACTCAGGCTTTTCACCCTGATAACCATCAAACGAATAATACTTTTTGATGGGGTGTATAGCACCACATACACTACATTTATAATATTCCATTATTCTTCCTCCTTGAATTTATTAAACCGCTTTGGAGTCATATGATAACCCTTATTTACTAATACAATTCCTCCAGGCATTCTGACTGGTTTTAACATATTATTAAGCTTAAGACCTTCTTTAAACTCGTGTATATCATATTCTTTAAGGAACTCCTGTTTTGCTTTCTCACCCATACCAGCACACCTGATTGAGTAATATGGTTCTACTGGTTCCCCATCGTTGTGAGTGACATGCTCAATATACGTTTTCTGCCGAACAAAAATCGCTTTGTCCCAATAACTCTCGAGTTTCCACGCGCAGAAATTTGTAGGATGAATCTTAATTCCTTTGGCGTCATTAGGATTGCCACTACAATGAATGGAATCTGTATCGCAGTATATGAAACCGTCCCTGTCCGGCCCTTGATAATTAGCTTGTGCGGCATTGATTACAAACCTCCTTGCATATGATGTGATTGCACTTCCGACTGCTATGAAACCCGGCTTTTTCTCATGCTCTTCTACTATTTCAAAACCTAAGACATTCTTGTCGTTAATATATGGGACCTTGTAACTTGATAGGTCATTAGATGAGAACTTGCCGTACAGATTATTAAGGTAAAGCTTTGCTAATTCCCTTTCAGCATCCTTGCTATTCTCCTTAATCTGCTTATACTTATACATGTACTCATCAAATAACCCAATCTCCTGCCGGAACCAGCACCCGTCCAGTATTTTTAAGTCGAATACATTGTAGTGCTTAAGAAACAACTCATAGTCAACGCCTGTCATGGTCATGGTTACATAGCTATCATGTAACTTCCCATTTTTCATGTAATAACGTTTGTATGTTCCCGTGCTATAATCATAATAATCGCTTGTGGTTAGGTAGTCTGTACCTACGTACAGAAAGCTTCCTTTAATCTGTACCGTTGGCAACATCCCTGGTTTTACCTGGAATCTGCATCTGATTCTGACAAAATAATAGTTTTCTTTAGCCACCTCTGGAATTTCTCCTGTCCAGAATTGTGGTTTGCCAACGGGGTAGTAATTTCCTGATTCTGAGGACATGTTTGAAGGATAAGAACTATTGATATCTGCTGTCCATCCTCGGTTGTACATATGATTCTCTTTTCCTTTAACAAGGTAGCAATATCCTCCACGGTAACTATGGCGGATGTATGCATCGGCAGTTCGTTCCCCATATGTCTGTTCATCTATTTCCACCTCCGTTAAATCCGGGAAAAAGTTCTGATAATCCTGCTTGTCGTATGTCTGCTTAAACTCCTCCAGACAGCAGGAACCAATTGTTAATTTTTGGTGACCCCTCTCAAACATAATTTCAAGTGCTTCTTTAACTACTAATACGTCATTAGCTATATACTCCCTTTCCTCTGGAGTTATCACGCATCCGGCAAATCTGAATCCCTCGTATTCCATATTAAGCTTCTTGTGTTTCGTCTTGAATGACTTTCCAATGCGTTCTACACTAAATGGTAAAAGCTTTAGCGAATCCCTAAACTCAATGATGTTGTTCTTATGCTTAATAGTAATGGTATACCATGCACCTCTATCACTGATAGCACACTTAAAATCATTGTTGTTCATGTTACGTTCGGATGTCCTGTTCCACTTGTAATTGTTTCGCAGAAGGTAATCTATGATAAAATTACCATCAAACTTAAGATTATGGAAGTATCCTATTACATTACATCCTAAGTCAAATACTCCATCCAGAAAATCGCTGATGGATTGATAAATTTCTACATCTTCTGACCCGAGTTTGACCAATGCGGCGGCCCACACTTCTGTATAGGTTTGGCCTTTAAATACTGTTGTTTCAAAGTCACATACATAGTACTCATAATTGCGTGTTCGCACATTCTTATAATCCTCCAATCGGTGCCGTTAAATAATTATGTCAGACTTCTTCCCATTCCTCGTCTGCTTCTAGGCTTTCAATGATTTCCTCACGCTCTTCGGCTGAACCACCTATTAAATCAAGTATTCCATTCAGCTTTCCAACCAGTATCTCTTTGTCAGATACCCCTTCCCATCCAGGCCACATGCCTTCTGCTTTAGATTGTTCCAGTACATCTGCAAAAACTCTATCCCCATATATAGACTTGGTTTTATAAAACCAGTGTGTAATATAGTTAAACAGCTTTTCGTTCCGTCCATATATATGCGTCATTTCAATCTGGAAAACTGTAAATATCTGAGTCGTGAAATCTATATAATCAACATCTGCCGTGACTGTTACTGGCTGCGAAGGAGGGGTAACTAGTTCCTTCTTGCGCTCTCTTCGTGTAGCGGATGCTCTCCGCGTCGCTTCCTTGCGCTCCCGCTTTCTTCCCTGTTCACCTGTTAGAATTTCCCCTGTATCGGTGTCAATGTACCTGGAATGCTTATATATATATTCTGTGCTTATCTTCTTTAAACGGTTTACGCTAGCTTGCGTGATGCGTTTAGGTATGCCTGGGAGTAACGATGGAACGTCATAGGCTCGGTTCTCCATGCGTCGTATCTGACGCTGTATCCTACGACGTTCCTTTCGGTATGCCTGTTGTACATCAGATATTTTAGGTTTCCTTGCCATGAGTAACCTCCTTAATCATTAATATACTTTAACAGAGCAAATACCACAAACCCTACAATTATTCCAAATACGAATGAAGATGTATCAATCATTTCTTTTCCCTCCTTAACTAAATAAAATGATAAAATATTAGGGAGGTTTCCCTCCCTGGTTATTCCGTTCTATACTGCAAGGTCACAGTTAACGTACTCACGTCCTGCTTTAGTTTCGCCTGATAACTTCTTAATCTTGAATGTATCACCCTTGAACAGCTCCCACAGGTCAATGAAACTATTCTTGAATGTCTGTGACTGACAAGACCAGACAGTTTCCTGGTCGTCCTCTCCTATGCCTATGATGGAAAGCATATGGGAGACTTCTCCTTTGTTGTTCTCATCGTCAAAGGTCAACCATCCGATAGGGGTCATTGTCGTGCCGTCTGCAAGAGTCTTGACTGAAACGATTGATGGGCTTTTGGTCATCCTGTAAAGTTCTGACTTGGTGAAGTTCTCGCTACTCATAGTTGTGATTGTCATGGTTTAATCTCCTTTTCATTGTTTGTTGTGGTTACTGGTTACGCTTCTTTCTTCTGCTGAGACTTCGGACGTTCTACCTCTACTGCGAGTTCCATGAACTTGGATACAGGGATACCTAAAACACGCTCTTCCTTTTTCATGTCTACTACGACAGAGGGGTGGTAGGTTTCTACAGTGTTGGCTTTGATTACCATCTTAAGGGCCTTTGCCTTATCGGTGTAATCTCCGGGCAGGTTATAGGTTGCGTTTGTTGCTTCTCCAGCTACCTCGTCTACGCCTAATACAGTTACCTGGGTGCTGATGATTGTTCTTGTTACCATTGATTCTTTTGCCATGATGTTTCTCTCCTTTTCTTGTTTGATTTAGTTAATGGCTTCTTTATGTTAACGCCTACTTGACATTTTATACATTGCACAGGTGAGTGAGGTTTCTGTGAATTTTTTATTGGTTGGGTGTAGGCGTTGACAACTGGTTAATAAAATTTGATGGACATTATTACGTATATTTCCTTGTTGATTAATTCCTGTAATAAGTTAAAATCGTTTACCCAATGTTGCGTGTTTAGTTCAATTATCATTGAGAAGGTTTCACCTAGGGGTGAGAGTCTATACTTGGTAAATGGCGAATCAGATTTTGGTATCTTGTACATAGTCCAAATGCTGTATTGAGCTATCATCTGCTCGAATAATACTTTTAGCATTTAGATTCACCTCCCTGGCTTGCTAGCCTTACTCCGTATTTTCTATCGTCAACACTACAAACTATATCTCCATAACTAGTGAGCATCATATGACCATCCAGGCTAACCACAACACCATAATCTTTAAAATGGCTGTCTTTTTTCACATCAACTATTTTGTTTGACGATTTCTCGTATACTTCTAGAACCATATTAGCCATCCTTATTTGTTATTGTTTATCTTGTATCTATATACTATTATACTCTTAATACTGAATATGTCAATAGATTAATTGTGAACAATTTGTTAACAATATTGGTTTACATAAAACTTGAAATGAGGGTATCAATTCCATTATAACATAGGACTCTCTTTTTTGTCAATAGGTTATTTTATAGGGTGTTGGGTGATGTTAAGGTTAACACTTATGTTATCGCGATAATTTTTTGACGGTGGTGCGGTTAAGGTTAAGAGAGCGATGGGGGAACTGACGATGGCGAAAAAAAATTAAAGGGGCAA